CTGTGAAATCGCTTTATGGGAGGTAGTCTTTGGATCTTATAACAAACATCACAGATGAGCCCATCCAGCGACATATCCTGCTTTTTGACCGTGGTGAGGCTGTAATTACCCTTCGTCACCTCCCCACGGTTGAAATGTGGAAAATGCGCGTGGAGTACAACGGCGATCACATCGACGGCGTAAAACTGTCGCTGGGTACGCTACATTTTCGGCACAAAAACTGGCCGTTCGATATTGCGTTGCTTTGCACTGATAACTCCGGCCTTGACCCATATCGTGCTGATGACTTCGCCAGTGGTCGCATTGAAATGTACCTGGTCACACCGGAAGAAATGACTGAGATACGCGGGGGAGATGTGTCGTAATGGAAACCTTTTATCGTGACTATCGGCTGACGGTAGGAATCGGCAATCAGGCTGTGATTATTCAGCCGCCAATAACCATATCTTTCAAGGCACTCGAATCGGTCAACAAAAAATCCCTGGGCAAGCTGAGCGTGTCCGTCAACGGGTTAAAGCCTTCTACGCGCCTGCAACTGGTCAAGGCTGAGGACGAAGCGAAGTATATTCCGGTAAGGCTGGAGGTCGGTTATAACGGCAGGTTACGACAGGTATTTCAGGGATCGGTTAAAAGCGGCGCAGTAAAGCGCGAAGGGGCGATCCATGTCGTTAGCCTGGAATGTGAGGATGGTGGACACGATTATATCAATGCCTTCACATCGCGCACGGTACGCGGGAAAGATCAGGTCGTCGACTCCGTTCTTCAGGACATGCCCAACACGAAAAAAGGTTCGGTGACGAAGCAGCAGGAGCTTATCAGGCCGAAGGTTCTGGTGGGTAGCTCCAGTAAAATCATTAGTGACATGCTGGCACCGGATGAAGATTTTTTTATCAAAGATGAACGCCTCCATATCCTGAAAAGCCATGAGGTAACTTCGGGCAATATCCCGGTTGTGAATGCGCGTAGCGGCCTGCTAAATACGCCTCAGGCTACGAAGATTAGCGCGCAGGATGACGGCGGGAAAAAGGCCAAAAAGCCGACCAATGAGCCTGATACGGATCCGGCTGGCAAAAAAGACACCGACTCGAGCACTTTAGCCAAATCATCAAAAGGGCAGATTGTATTCGATACAAAACTGAATCCAATGCTGGTAATCGGCGGTCTTTGCGCAGTTGAGAGTGTAACGAACCCCGCGTTAAACGGGGTTTATAAGATATACCAGATTGAAACCAGCGGGCAGAATAACGGGGCGGCCTGGTATCAGAAGGTGGTATGCCAGCCAGCGGGGAATTACAAGGTGCTCAAGTGACTATTTCATATCGAGGCAAATGGTAGCGACATAATCACCACCAGCAGAAAGAAACGACTCGACAAAGTCTTGATCTGGCCAATCTTCTTTTTCCATCATTTGTTTTTGTTCCTTGATGAAGTCTCGCTTTATCTTTAAACACGATTTGTTTTCTTTTAAGCCATCACGAACCACCTCTCTCATTTGTTTTTCCATAGCTGGTAACTGAGACATACCTTCATTTATTTTTTTCTGATTAGCATTAGTTGCCTGAAGCGCTTCAAGCATGGCGCTTTCAAACTTAGATTTTGCAACATCTGCATAAGGCCCGGCGGCTGCTGGGAAAGATGCCAGAAAAATGCATGTGAGGATTATTTTTTTCATGTGCATGCCATTAACCTTCTTTCTTTTGCAATTTGAGTAGGAGTTCATGAGGCTAAGTTGATATTTACTTATTAGTTTGACCTGAAGCTTGCTGCGTAACTTCTGGTTTATTACCTTCTGCGGAATGTTTTTGTGAAAGCCAGCCCAGAGCAATAACAATTACGACTATTAAAAATATTTTTTCGCCAGTAGATAACCTCACTTTTCCACCGGCGTCTTTGAATGCCTTTTTTTCCTCTATGGAAAGTTTCCTAAACTGTTTGTTTGTTAAAACCAGCGTTAATGGTGGTGGTGTTGGCGTTTCATTCGGATCGTTGTCGAATTGCGTTGAGTTGGCAAAGAAACCAAGCCGCTCTGGGGTCTCCCCTGACTCACTATCACCAGGTTTAGATGAGGTCTCTTTGTGCCCGGGCAGTAGATTACCAGTCGTGTAAGACAATCCAGAGCCAGGGATTCCAGCCGTTGCCTTTACACCATTCTTTCCGATGTTTAGCGATGCTCCACGCTTACCGATTGTTGCACTGGTGATCCCGCTCTTCCCGATGTTAATTGAAATACCGGGAGCAATTTTTATGCGCTTTCTGAACTTAAATCCCATGAGTGACTTTCCTTATATCTAAACGATGCCGTAGTTTCACTTGATAACGACCGTGTAGCGTTCAGCGATCTTTTGGCCTTGCAGGACATCATTAAACCTCGCTTCGGCGGTTTTTTTATAGGCGTAGCACATGACTGAAGAACTTCACGACACCATCAGTCTGGGCGTCGATTTCGCGCTGGCTGATGTGCATACCATTGTTGTCGCAAAAATCACTGCTGTAAACGATAAAACTATAAGTTGTGTACCAGTTATTAACCGGGTTGTGAAAGGGGACAGCAAACAGCTGCCTGAGTTTATCGAAGTGCCACCGGTGATATTGCAGGGCGGTGATAGTTATATTGCAGAACCAATCTCGGCAGGCGATTACTGTCTCGTTCTCATCTCTGAACGTTGCTACGACGCATGGTATGCCGGTAGCGACTTCGTATCCCCTCTTGAGATGCGCATGCACGACTATTCTGATGGGTTTGCGTTGTGTGGAGTAAACCCCCAGGCCACCTCTATCAGCATCCCTTCTTTACGCCGGATGATTCAGGGCGATTCTGACCACATCGGATCGATGTATCTCACCGGAGATCTTGTGCAGGATGGGGGAAAGACAACTCTTGAAGAGTGCGAGGTGCTCGGACAGATGAAGTACGGAACTCTTCAGACTGCCGGTAAGAATGGTGTAACGGGTCAGTTCAGAAGTGACGACGGCAAAACAATCACAGTAACTAACGGCATCATTACGGGGATCTCATGATTGTTTCGGCACTGGATAAAAATGATGACTGGGGATTCGGCCGCGGGCGGGCGAATTATATTACCGGTGGTGCGGCCATCGCACAAAAAGTGAAGTGTCGGGTGCGTTCTTTTAAAAACGATAACCTTCTCAATATGGATGCCAACATCGACTGGCTATATCTGCTGTCTGAGAAAAACACCGAGCAGGAAATACTGCGTGAAATCGAACGCGTAACGCTGGCAACGGATGGGGTGATACGCATTATTAGCCTGTCGATGGAGGTTAATAAGTCCACCCGGTCGCATAGAATCGAATTGCTTATTGAAACCGTATTCGATGAGCAGATAATTATATTTCCTGTCAACGGAGCGTTAAAAAATGGCATTACAATTTAACGATAACGGTCTGGAGATAAATACCTTCCGGGATTTGTTTCAGTCGCTTAGTGATGGCTACAAAGGGATTTATGGGCAAGATATCGATTTAGACCAGGAGTCTCCCGACGGTCAACGCGTGGCAATTGAAACTCAGGCGCGAGCGGATATTGAAGCTGCTCTCCAGTGGCTTTATTCGCAGATGGATCCAGATTTCAATACCGGGGATATGCAGCAGATCATAGCCAAATTACATGGTCTTTACCTGCGTCCCGGTTCGCGTTCTCAACGGGATCTGAAAGTGACAACGGACAGACCCGTTCTTTTATACAGCGGCTACCGAGTACGCGATCAGGCCAACCAGGTATGGTTTGTCGGTAAAGACGTAACAGTACCTGCAGGGACATCAACAGTGACGTTCTTTGCCCAAACCTTTGGGAAGGTAACCGGGTTGGTTAGTGATACGTTTACTCAACTGACTCCTGAACTGGGCATTATAAACATTATCTCCGATATGGACGTGGTTGTTGGCAGGGATGAAGAAACGCCGGAACAATTTCGCCAGCGCCGGAATCGCTCTCTTGAAAACCCGGCAACGGGTAGCACCGGCGCGATATTCGCAAAGGTCGCGCAACTGGCAGGAGTAACCGATCTCAATATTGGAGAGAACGATACAAAGATTGATGACGCGACAACAGGCATTCCAGCTAACTCAATATGGCTTGTGGTAGAGGGTGGGGCGGTATCAGAAATTGTCGAAATCATGGTGAAGCAAAAAGGAGGAGGTACGGGAACAAAGGGAAGCGTTACCGGGCGTTACGTTGAGACTGTAGTGCGCCCCGATGGCTCGACCATGCTGATAGCCCATGACCTCCGGTTTGATCGCCCGGTGTATAAACCACTGCACATCCAGCTGACCGCTAAACGAAAAGTCACCGGTGACCCTGTCGATACTGACACTCTGAAAGCAGCACTGGCAAAGCGTGTAATGCACATTGGTGAAAGTGTCGATGCCAACGAATTTTATGAGAATGGCTATGGTGTCGGACGGGTGAATTTCGTGCTGACTAATTTGCAAATTAGCAGCAATGGAGTCGATTACACCGATGCTGAGTTATCACCGGGCTTTCCGGGGAAGTTCACATTGAGTGTGGAAAATATAGACGTTAATGAGGTGCTCCAGTGAATGACGACATCATTAACCGCTATACGCTAATGCTGATTAAGCAGTACTGGGAAAAGAAAAAGGCAAGGTCAGAGATACAGGCCATGCTCCGGCACTGGCAAATCATCGCCGATTTTATTCGTAACCCAGATAACTTTGATCTCGACCGGGTTACCGGATACAGGCTCGATGTGATTGGCCGGATAGTTGGGCTACCCCGCAGCGTGCCTGCTGTTATTGCCCGTGTATTTTTCGGGTTTGACGGACATCTGGATACCGCAGGCTTCTATAGTAAATCTAATGCGGCGTATGTCGGTGCACCTTTCTACAGCAAG